GCGAAGCAGAAGAAAAACGTATCGAGGCAGAACAGAACAGCATAGAACGCAATGTTGCAATGCTGAAACTTCATGAGGATACGCTCGATAACCGTTTGGCCATTACACAACTGAACTTTGAAAAGGAAATCCGCACCCTAAAAGAAAAAGGATATTCTGAAGTTCAAATTCAAATGCTTCTAAACGCTGAACTAAACAAGGTTCGTGCAACCTATTACAAGGAACAGGAAGACGCGCAGAAGAAACAGCAGGACACGCTAAAGACACAACGCGAAAAGGCGGCTCAGGATGAACTTTCCTTCATCCAATCGAAATACGATGAGGAAGAATTGGCGGCCATGAAGGCAGCCAAAACGCAGGAGGATTTGCAAAAGGCGCAAACCGAAATCCGAAAGCGGGAACTGCAAAACGAAATCCAGGCGCGTAAAGATGCGGGGCTGGCAACCGTGGAACAGGAGAAAGAACTTGAGGCACTACGCCTGAAGAACGCTGAAGACGCGGCCAATAAGCAAAAGGAAATTGATAAGACGGTTGCAGACACGAAGAAGCAAGCCTACGCCGATGTAATGACCGCAAGCAGCGCGCTAATTGACCTAATTGGGCAGCAGACAGCAGCAGGCAAAGCGATTGCCCTTGCACAAATTGCAGCGGATACGGGCGTAGCGATTGCGAAGGCATTAAATACCACTTCTTCACCTTCCCCGGACAATGTGGCAACGGGTGGCCTTGCAGGTATTGCCAAATACGCAGCCATTTCAGCAGCCATCCTCAGCGCGTCTGCAAGGGCGGTGAAGATTGTGAAAGGTGGCAATGTTCAGCAAGGCGGTACAGCCGGCGGAGGCATGAGCGCAAGCCGTGTTAATGTTCCCATGCCTTCCATGAACAGCAGCAGCTTGGGCGGCGGAACGCAGCAGGCGGGGCAATGGAGCAATAAAGTCTATGTAACTGAAGGGGACATCAGCGCAACACAGCGGCGCACGCGCAACCTTCGCAAAACATCGGTATTATGAACGGCAAACTCACGGCACTTCAGCGGCAGTACCTTTCCCGGCTTGGAAAGGCGGAGGTAGAACAGCCTACCCTTACAGGGGATTTGCTTTCTGACTTGGTGCAGGGGTGGACGAACTACACAACAGCGCGTCTTAAAGACAGTCTGCAAAAGTCTAAAAACCCATCGGGGCGGGCCAGCATGAGCCTGTTTCAATCGCTCGATGCTGCCAAAACACGCACAAGGGGAAAGGACGTTATCGGCGCGATTAATGCAAACGACTATTATGAATATGTTGACGGAGGCAGGCCACGCACCCGCAACAGCGGTGATGGTGAACTGGTGAAGGCATTGTCCGGGCCTACCGGGTGGATAAGCGCAAAGGGCATAGATGTGAGCAATATGCCCGGGAAAACACGCGCAGAAAAGAACATGAACCTTGCTCAGGCAATAGCGCGAAAGATTCACACCAAGGGCTACAAGGGCAACAAGTTCTTCAGCAAAATCATCAACGATGCAACCTTTGAAGAGTTCGGCGAATATTTGGGCAGGGCGATGGGGCAGAAGATTGCCCTTTCAATATCCGTCATGGCAAAGCAAGACAAATGACATTTTTCACCATTATAGAAAATGAACGACCCGATTTATTACCTTGAAATTGAAGACGGCGACGGCTTGACGCAAGTCAGCCTGGTGCAGTCACCCGCCATTGAAGAGGATTTTCACTTCTTCAGCGCGGATAAATTCGTGACCCCAACCGCCAATGAAAGCGAAGATGACTTCATCGGGCGGTGCGTGCCTATCCTCATCGGCGAAGGCAAGGAACAGGAACAGGCGGTGGCTATCTGTTACAGCTATTGGGAGGATAAAACTCAAATGGCCAGCTTCAGCGATTACCCAGAAGCAGCGAAGGCAAACGCAGAACGCGGCATCCGGTTGAACGAAGAACTGAACAACAAGTGCGCGACACAGGTCGGAAAGGTTCGGGCGCAGCAAATCGCATCCGGCGAACCGCTTTCGGAACAAACTATCCGTCGCACCTACTCTTACCTTTCCCGTGCTGCTGAGTATTACAATCCTAACGACCCCGAAGCGTGCGGAACTATTTCCTACTTGCTGTGGGGCGGTGAAGAAATGCTGCGCTGGGCAGAGGCTAAAATCAACACCATTGAGCGCGAAAAGCTATCCTTCGCTATTCAATCCGAGGAACGCCGCATAATAACAGGGCCTGCAATGATAGCAGAAAAGCCTATCCTTCGCAGGGCTGAAGATGGAACGACCTACTATGTGAAGTTCAGCGCGGCAACAATTCAGAAAGCGGTCAAGCTGTGGGCATTGCAGAACAAATACAATGCGGTAAATGCAGAACACGCCAACCCCGTGGGAGGAATGCACCTGTTGGAATCCTTTATCGTGGACAAAGAGCGCGGAATCAACCCGCCACAAATGTGGGCCGATGCTCCAGAGGGCAGTTGGTTTTTATCCTATTACGTGGAAGATGATGCTGTTTGGCAGAACATCAAGGAAGGCAAGTTCAAAGGCTTCAGCATCGAGGGCTATTTCACGGACAAACCCGCATCAAGTGAAGAACAGACGATGGCGGCTATCGAAGCTATCCTTACAAAGTACGACAATTTAGAAAATAATCCATTAGATGAAATGAGCGCATTAAACAAAATTAACGAAATCAAGAAGCTGCTCGGCTTTTCGGTGGAGGAAGAAACTCCAGCCGTGAAGTTTGCCGAAAGCACTCTTGTAGATGGAACGGTTATCCGTTTCCCCGGCGACGAAATCGCCATGCTTGGCGTAGGTTCGGTATTGGAGGTTCAGACCCCTGACGGCGAGTTTGTTCCCGCACCGGATGGAACACACGAAACCGCCGAAGGCTACTTGGTAACAACTCAGGGCGGCGTGGTAACTCAAATCGTGGAAAAGGCTGAAGTTGAGGAAGTGGTAGAAGTTGAAACCAGCACAGAGATGGCCAGCGTAAAAGCTGAATTTGAGGCGAAGTTTAACGAGCAATCAGCACTTATCGCACGCCTGACCGGACTGGTTGAAAACCTGACCAACGCACAGGCTAAGACCTTGGAAGTAATCGAGCAGTTCAGCGCAATTCCCGCTGCTGAACCAGCGAAGAAAGTAAACGCACTCAAAGGCGAAGCTGCACGCCGTGAGGAGCGTATCGAAAAATTTGCAGAAGCAATCCGAAAAATTAAAACCAACAAATAAACATGGCATTCGTAGTATTAGACCTCGACAACTACGGCAAGGAAGACAGACTCCCCCTGCTGTACAAAGCCCTCTTCGGAGGCAAAACAGCCGGTATGCTTCAGGCAGCCGGCCAGGTTATCCCCGGAATTAAGACCTCCGACAACCTGAACATCCTAAGTTCTGATGTGTATTTCCAAGCTAACGGCTGCGAACCTACCACTTCAGGAAGCACAACTTTCAGCAAGCGCACTCTTAGCGTGGGTGATATCCAAGTTTATGAAACCTTGTGTCCTAAGACGCTGAAAACCAAGTGGATGCAGACCCAGATGGCTGCTGGTTCAGGTGGCGACAATGAGTTGCCTTTCGCTGACCAAATCGGAAACGAGAAAATCGCGAAGATTGCAGACGCTCTGGAAGAAGACATCTGGCAAGGCACTATCGCTGCAAACCAGTTCGACGGCTTTAACACCATCTTGACCGCTCTTGGATTCGGTGGCGCTGGCGACCCTATCGAAGGTAATCCCACCACCGGAGGCGGCTGGACAAAACTCACTTCTTTGACCGTTGCCAACATTGACGACGCAATTCTGAAGATGATTGATCAGGCTCAGGCAAGCACAGATGGTAAGGCTATCTTGGCCAAAGAAGACCGCTTCTTTGCTATGGGCGTTGACACCTTCCTGCTGTACAAGCAGCACCTGATTGCTGCTAACAATTACCACTACAACCCTGAAACCGGAGAACAGTTCATGGTAATTGAACCTATCACCGGCACTAAGGTTTATGGTCTGCCCGGCTTGAACGGCTCAAACAAAATCCACTTCAGCTACTGGTCAAACTACTTTATCGGTACTGACCTGGTGGGCGAAGAAGAGAACTTTGAGTTCATCAGCGACCCTGTGAAGAAAAACGTAATCTTTAATGCTGAGTTCAAATACGGTGTACAGGTTGCTTTTCCCACTCAAATCGTGTATTTCAGCCTGTAATTGACAGGTAAACATTAACCGAAGGGGCGGGTGAAATTGCCCGCCCTTTCTTTTTAACCCCTAAGAAAAAGACATGAGTTGCATTTTAACAACCGGATTCAGCCACGACTGCAAAGACAGCGTAGGTGGCGTAGATAAAATATGGCTTCTGGAATATGAAGGCGTATCCTCTTACACTTCAGCCTCTGGCGAAGTGTCTGCATTAACCCTGAACGGCGGCAAATCGTTCTTTAAATACGAACTGCCTAAAGACACCGCAAGCTTCACCAACACCATTACACCCAGCGTGGAGAATGGCACGGTTTTCAATTCTGCAGAACTGAACATCAAGCTGCGCAAGCTGTCCACCGCGAAGCGTAATGAAGTGAAGCTGTTGAGCGTTGCCCGTCTGGTGGCCATCGTGAAAACCAATGCTGACCAGTACTGGGCGATGGGTCTTGCGCGTGGCATGGACATGACCGCAGGTTCATTTATGACTGGTGTTGCACTTGGTGACATGACCGGCTACGACCTGACTTTCACCCACGCGGAAAAAGAACCTCCACAAATTGTTCAGAGCGGTGTATTGACTTCGCTCGGAATATCGTAACTTCGTAATCGTTTTGTGTTATGGTGTGAATTGGCCATCCTTCGGGGTGGCCTTTTTGCTTTATAGATATTCCTTCCGACACTTCGCGCGAAAGTCATTAATTACCCTGGAAACCTCATTCAGGGCAATTCCTGTAACGCGGTGTATTTTCCTCATGCTCATTCCCGATAGGTAAAGTTCCATCATCTTTGATTCATAC